AACTTTTCCGACTAATTGTTTAAATAATGGTTTCAATGCCTTAGTTAAAATTGGCGTTAATGTTGCCGCACTTGTCGCAACAATTGTGATCCCGAACGTAGTAGCAGCAACCGACGGACTCGGCAAATATTTATCAGCTATATTTGTTGACCCCCATATCTCAACACATTTTTTATTAACGACCTCAAAACCAATCACCTTTTCTTTTGCTTTTGCGTTCCTTAAATCTCCTAATCTGTACGCCTGATCTTTTGCAGGGCAATCAATCTCTTTTTCATCTGGTAAGACATCCTCACCTGGTAAATCAGCGTCAGGAGGATTAGCAGGATCAGGAGGATTAGGCGGTTGAGCTTTTTGAACATATTGCATTTTCTTCGGGTTATATTCAATCGGCGTATAACTAGGAATTAAAAAATCTATACCCGGTTTTTGTACGTTGAGTTGTCTTGTTATATGGGGCGTATTAATTAAGGTGTTGATCTTTGGTATCTGTATTTTCTGTATCTTTTCTATTTCCATCTTCTTTCTGTCTAATTAGTTCTTCTTCTTTCAAACGCAATAATGCCTCTTTGATTGCCTCGGCTTGCAAAGAATTGACCCATATTAAAAAGGAAGGGCGGGGCCGGTTGATGTAGGAAGCTTTATGTCAGGAACAGGTATCAGCTTTGTAATTTGATTTGTCAAATAAGCTTTTGCTTTGGCTTGGTTGGTTGGGTTCTTAGCGTAGAAATAAAGACCCGTTCCACCTGCTAGCACTCCCACTATAAAGACTGAATTAGCAATAACAAGGACATTAATAACTTTTTTCATAGCTTTAAACGTTGCTACGCCTCGATATTAAACTAAAATCTAAATAAAAACATGTTTGACGATATATGGAAAGAAGCCATACTTAAGGCCGCACCAATAATGATATTAGTTATCAGCCTTACAACTATTGCTGTATTACCTGCTTATCTAATGACAGGGATATTGATTAAACAGCAACAGGGTCAACAACAGTCGATTCAGGTTGATCTAGCGCGTCAAGTTCATTAAGTCTAGTTTGTAATTCAACTTCTTTTTTACTAAATAAATCAACGGCTAACTTTGCTTGTGCTAATTCACTTTGAATTGTGTTTAATTCGCTGCTTAATTGTTCGCGGCGTTCTGTAATTGTATTAGTCATATTTAAGAAGATGGCTTATCAGCAATTAATTTAGCTTTCCAAGCATTCTTAATAGAAGTTGTCCAAATTACAGCACATAAATCTTTAATTTCCTGTGGAATTGCTGTTACTCCATCGGGTTCCTTATCTAATGGATTATCAACTAGATTGTCCGAGGCATCTAATGTCCCGGGGTTTAAAACATACCTTTCAAATGATCTAGAAATTTCTTTTGAATCCTCCTTTATGACTGAAGCTTTGCGAATTTGAAGAATTGCATAATCACCAACAATTTCTTTCTTATCGTAGACAATCTCTTTTGTAATAGCCATGATTTTTAGGAACGTCCTCCGAACGAAACAGGTTTAAATTAGGCGTAGTTTATAGACTTGCTAACGGTCTATGCTTATTAAACGTAGAAAGAAAAAGAACCTGTAATACTCACTGTTCCAGTAGAAGATAATTGTGCTCCTGTTAAATAACTCGTACTTGCTGTTCCTTTAACACCTTGCCAACCATCACCACTAATACTTCTAAATCTTGCCGTTGCATCACTAATCCCTGAACAATGACCACCGTAAGCTACAAGCCAAGTTGATCGTTGCTCATCATCACCAGTTTCAGCAGCAGTAAATGGTAATCCTGTAAGGGTTATATTATTTGATTCATCTATTCCAGTGGCATCAATAGTAGCAGTACAAAAAACTTGTCTACCTATTCTTGTATATCTACCAAATTGAGTACTATGAGATACACTATCTAATCCTCCAAAAGCAGGTGTCCAAGTGCCCTCTTCATACGAGTCAAGCAACTCACTTGTCATTCCTGCTGCATCAGAAGTAGCACTAAAGTCAATACCGTGACCAGAGGTTCCTATTACTAGATCACCATCAGATATTGTTAAATCTCCAGTTGAATCTATTTTTACCTTAGTAGAACTATCAACTTGAAGCTTTATTGTGCTGTTTGCGTCTGCTGCACCTGTATCTGAAATAATCTTAAGATCAGTTCCATTTTGTTCTATTGTTGATCTTGCACTATTATCTGTAAGATTAATATTTGCACCAGCATCAGAACTTTCGAAAGTTGCACAAGTATTTGCTGTACCAGAATTAACATGAAGCATAGCAGTTGGACTTGCTTCACCTATACCTAAATTAGTTCCATCAAAGATAAGATTTGCCTCGCCTTGAATAGCGTTTGCACCTGTAACTGTACAAACTGTGTTATTGGTTGAGCCTGTAAGCCTACAAATATCGGCTAAATCAGTACCATCAAGTTTAAATAATTGAATCCAAGCATTATTAGCCGCGTTTCTGATTTTTAAATATCCGCTATTCGTGTCAGCCCATAATTGATAGGCTACTTTACCTGAACTCGGTTCAGTACTCCCTGAATGATTTGACCATAAGGCGGCATATTGATTATTAATGTCACTTCTTACAGCCGAGCCCGTACCGTTTGCGACTACTCCATCAGCTTGTGCCATCTTCTAACTCATACGTATCGTTAGCGTTATTCTATACTGCTTTGCCGTAACCTACCGCCGACCAAGTGAAATTTCTATCAACACTAGACCCATTTGACGCCTTAAAGGTCACAGTAAATTGAGAACCGGTCACTGTTCCCATCTCGATATAGTCACCGCTTGCAAGATTCATCGCATTGATACCAATACTAGGTAAATAAGCGTTTGTTCCTCCTAAGCTACCTGTTCCTGTAAAGAAATTTTTAGCGAAATTAACTGTTTTACTACCTGCCCCAGACGCAACCGCCCCGGTGCTTTGTTCTTGTCTTCTTTGAAGTGTGGCCGTATAGCCCAATTCATCAACAAGAATATTTTCATCTGTATTAGTACTTGTAAGTATCGTTTTAAAATCAAAGCCTCGGCCTGTAAATGTTCCATTAATAAACTCTTTCCAACCTGACCAACTAGCCCCGCCAGAAGCCGGATCATCATCAGTAGACCTTAAATATAATCTTGCGTCTACATTTAATATTGCTGCCCCGTCCCAATCATTGATTGCGTCAACATCAGCCACCGCGTCGAAATCATCAGCAGGCAAATAAGCCCTAGTGACAAAATGACGTTTTAAATCAAGTGAGAATTTAGCGCCTAAATCTAATTTATTGGCAAAAGTATATGTTCCCTCAGAATCAACGCCCGTTGAAATATCAAAATCTGCCATCGCGTCAACATCAGCAACCGTATCGAATAATGAGGTGCCTTGTAGCGTTAAAGCATCTAAATCTTCTTCGTAATAAGTGTCTGAATTAGTTCCTTGGAATGGTGGCGAATCACTATCTTCTCGTCTTGTTTGAACAGCCAAAGCACCTATTGGATCAGGAAGATCAATAACAATTGAAGTAGCGCTTGATATTCTGCCGCCTGAGTCTTCAAAGGCTAAAAATATTTCACCTTCAACCATTGGGATTGTTGCTTCTGTTTGGCTTCCAGCTTTTGCAGCAATAAGCGTTACAGCGTTTGAAAATGTTGCTGTTCCATCGGTTTTATTTGAATGCCTAAATACACATTTACCACCTAATTTCACGTCAAGATCGGTTGATTGATCCCAAGTCAAACGCCCTGTATTTGCATTAATTGCTTCAAAGAAAAGATTAGTTGGTGCGCTCGGTACTGCTGTTTTCCCTACGGCTGTATAAGTTAATTCACTTGGAACAGTAGAAGGAATACCAACGCCATTAATTGAAAACACCCTTACTTCATATTCACCCGCCGTTGCATCAAGAATTTCAAAATCAGGTCTAGAAAAAAGATCAGTAGAAACAAAATTATCACTTCCTTTTCTCCATTGAACACGATATGAACTAGCTCTAGGTACTGATTGCCAGCTAACAATAATTTTCACTTTTGCTTGATTGTTTTCTTCATAAAATTGCTCTGTTGCAGATAAAGAACCGGGAGCATCAGGGGGTGTATTTAAAACACTTGTATTTCTTGTTGGTAGTGTCGAGCCATCTTCTACATAAGCGTATTTTCCAGAGTTATAAGGAAGCGCCGTAACAATATAATTAACGCCCTCTTCTTCTGTAATTGTTAAAACTCGCCATTGAGTTGTTTGTACTGTGTCGTTTTGCAATATCCAAACTGAATTACTATTTGGCGCTGAACTAAAAGCAGAACCAACGGTTATCTCTGCGCCTGATATTCCGCTAACTGTTTTTGTTTCAACGGAACCATCAGAAAGAACAACAGAAAGCGTGGGATTGTTTGTTGTTGGTAAATCTGTTTGATCAGTGTTGTCAACGGTAATAACTGTTGTAGTTGCTGATTTAATCAGGCCACCGCGACGAACACCCGCCCTAACAGGGTCACTAATCTCTATAACTGCGCCGGGTCTAATTAATACACCTGCTGATAATCCAATTGAAAAACTTACAATTTCAGATTCATTTTGTTCTGTATAAAGAAGCCAACGACCTAAACGCGCCGCCTGATTTCGTGATGTACAAAAAAGGCTTTTTACCTGTTTAACAACTGCGCCATATTTTGTTTTTGCCGTACTATCGACAACTTCCTCGTAATCTATTTCTTGCGTTTCCATATCGAAATAGCCGCAATTAACAACGGTATGACGACTTTTTAATGATGAACCGGAATAAGTGAAGCCACCTTCTCCAACGTTGGCAAGGGTAAATAAATAACTTGCGTCTTTTGGTGCATCTTGTGAAATCGTTAAGGCGCCCGTACTCCAAAAGGGCATACAACGCATCACAGAACAAAGATCATTAATTAATCGGTATGCGTCTACCTGTTGCTGAACAACTCCATTAACTGCAAATCTTGGCTCGGTTCCTCCGTTGCCATCATCAACACTTGCGCCGCAATATTGTGAAACAGCGTAAAAGTCATATTTAGAAAGTTGACTAGCTGAGATATGAGCGCCACAGCCCCAACGAGTATTAACTAATAATTGATGGAGTATCCAAGCGGGGTCTGTTGTCCATTCTGGGTCTGTTTTAAATGAGCCGTTCCAACTTCCTGAATAGCTAATTGCACCTGTTGTTGAATCAACTGTCCCATTTGACGGTATAGGGATCTTTAATCCTCGAACACGATATGAACGGTTTGGGGTTTGTGGGAATTGCTCGGAGTCAAACCTTAAAGCAACATGCGCCGTATTTGCGTACGCTCTTTGTTCAAATAAAATTTCTGTATAAGACGACCAATTGAACGCATCAAATTTTTTGGGGTCGGTATTATCTGCCGCTGTTCTTTTTACTGTGACCGTTAAAGGATGAACAAGAGAACCATCGTTAAAACTTATTAGATAGTCTTTGAAATATGCGCTTGAAGTTCTGCCCGTAATCGCATCATCATTAATTGGTATTGCAACTGTTCCGTTATTATCTGTAATTTGAATTGTGACTCTTGTTGTTAAACCTGAAATAGTACCGTCATCATTAAACTGCTGTAATCTAGGAACACCAATAGTTACCCTAACAGCGTCAATATTGCTTGTTAAAGTCCTTGAGACAGAAGATGAATAAGTAACAGCAGTTCCAACATTAAATTCAGTTTCAATATTATTAATTCCACCTATGTATGTTTGGTTAGATGTACCGAAACGCGGTGTGAACTCTACATCTCTAAAGTTATAATCTGTATCTTGTAAATTTGTTACATCAGCCGAGGATTTAAGAATTTGAGTTTTATTTAAATAAACATCTTTTAATGCTGCATTATTATAATTTGTTGTTCCTTTTGTATAGGCCGCCGCACTTGGAAAACCTTCTATTTCTCCTTCACCTAATACTTCAACAAAGGTCGCAAATTGCTTACTACCTAAAATCTCAGAAGGTAATGTTGGATCTGTAAAGCTTGTTGATTGATTTAAATTTGTAATAGTCATTATGCTGTGCCTGTAACTTGCGCGGTATCGATACCAGCGCTAACAATAACGGAACCGGTAAAGATTTCCCCGAAGATTAAATTAACAGGAACACCCGAACGGGATACATTTTGAACGCCGCTGAATGAGTAGTTACTTTGTGGATCTAAAGCCGAATCATTACCGCTAAAGGTTGGTAAATCTGGGGTTGGCGTCAGCATTTGAGAAACGCCACCTAAAGCAAGACTTATACCGATACTTGTCGCAATACTTCCAACAGCGATAGATCCCGCACCTAAACCAAAAGTTCCAATTGCAGCGCCACCAAAGCCCCCTGTTGCAACTGTTAGACCCACCAACGCTACACCTGCTACTATTTTTCCGATTCCCCTTTTAAAGAAACCTCCGGCACCAACAGCAACCGGGACAATTCTTATTTCTTCTGTTTGACCAATAGGAAAATTTAATTCTTCTTCTGAAACGTTGTAATTACCAACAAAAATTTTATAGTGTTGATCTTGCATATGTTGTTCAACACTAGGCCAATTAGCAACTAAAAAACGCCCAACCTCGGCAACATTAGAAATATCAGCTAAAAACGTGCCAGTTTCCCAATTAAGAAACTTTCTTAAAGCTCCATAGACTTTGATTTTACGCAGCATGACGATACCTCCGAACAGTTGCATCAATCAAAAACTGATTGTATAAATCACGAGAGCTTAACCGCCCCGCCATGTGATGTAAAACCATTTGTTCACCGATATAAATGGCAACATGGTCAGGATCAGGGCCGGTAAATTTCATCAATAACAAATCACCCGGTAGCATTTCTTTATTATCGTCTATTTCAACGAAATTACTGCGCGGAATTAATCTTTCAAATATGCCATTAGTTAATATTTCTTCCGGCTTTTTTGGTCTTTTCCAATCCATGACTTTTAAACCTTTTTCAGCAAAATAATCAATTACTAAAGTCCAACAATCACTTGAACCCCATGTCCATTGACGACCAATTAACGGCGCTTTATATCCCGACGGATTAAATTTATACCATTGTTCAGTTTGTGGATTAACAATATAAAACGGTAGACCTAAATGCTCACAACTAGATAAATCAACTTGGCTAGGTTCTGGCGATGTGAACGGGTGAGAGTGAAACACCCCGACCAATTCTCCCGCGTCTTCCGCTTTCATCCAGTCATCGGGTGACAAGCAAAAACCATCAGTCGGATCATCTGCAATATTTTCACAAGGCCAATATTTCTTTCTACCTTTAACAATGCAAATAAGGCCGCAAACTTCTTTTGTGTTTGTTTCTTTTGCGTGAATTAATGCTGATTCTTTCCAGTTCATAATTAAATAAAAGTAC